TTCGTACTCTATAAAGTTAATGCGTTTTTCTAAATTAGGCGTAGTGTTCACTATTTCATCTCCTGATTCTATGTGCCCACATCCAAAACAATACGAGTGTCCGTCTGAATAAACGGCTGCATTGTCTTTACTGCCACACACATTACATGGAGCATGATGTATAAATTCTGATTCTTGTTTCATAAATTTTCCTAAGCGGGCACGCGGAGGAGAAAGAAAAACCACGTACCCGTGTGTCCGAGGAGGACATTAATCTAACCATTCATTTGGTATTTTTTTATGTGCGTACAGGAAACCATACTTTTCACACCACATGCCGTATGTCGTTTGTGATTTTTTACTAATACGAGCACGCGCGTTACTAAACACAAAACGAATATCTAATTCAGGATACTGTTCTTTAATCAACCGCATTTTCTGTCTGTCTGCGGTGGTGAACATGCCCTTTGTTTCAATAAAAATTTTCTGCTTAGGTAAATAGAAGTCAGGTGTATAAGTATGGGTCTTCTGTGGTTTGACGTATGACAATTTCGTTTCCTCATAAGTATAATCGACAGAATTTTTTGTAAGTTCTTCTGCAATAACTTCTTCAAGGCCACTACGAAATCCATATTTTATACCTACCTGTTTAGAAGTCAGCGTTTGTTGTTTCTTCTTCCTGTACTGATACCTCATCTGCCACTTCCTTTTTCTCGGCTACATAACCGTCTTTGATTTCATCAAATCCGAATCCGGAAGCGTCACCACTACCACCCTGGACTAGCTTAACAACTTGAACAGCGCGTAATCTAAGACTAACGCCTGCCCCTGCCATGGCTGTGTAGTAAGGCACAAGTTCTGCGCTGACTTTTAATTCACTGCCTGACCACACATCAGTGTCTAATATAGGAACACCCTGCGTATCAAACAAAGGTACTTTGTTCTTAACAATTGTACCATCTTTGGTAGTTAACTCAGCCTTAGTTTTAAATTTAAAAATAAGATTGTCAGTTGTGTTTCCTTCCTCATCAATTTCTTCGATGTATGGCAACGGTGCTTGTTTAATTTTCTTATTCTTAGTGCTCTCTTTAGCAAGAGTAGCGCTTTGTTCCAAGGCTTTATCTATAGCTTGGATTAAAGTTTGTGCCTCATCTGCCTTTACAATTAAATTAGTTTTGTAATGGCCAACAGGGTCAAACCTGGTATCGGGCTGTGTAAGCCACGCGTATTGCGCTGTGCCTTTTGGGGACACAACACGTTCATAATTATTTCTTGGCATAATATAATCTCCTATGCTTTTAATGTCTATGAAGGGCACCTAAGTTAACTGAAAAAGAAATCACAATCCATCAAATCTTCTATGTTTAAATCAGATTGCTTAGGCACATCCGGTAACTTATCAAGAAGTTTGGGATTTGAAATTTGTGTTTTTACTTCAGTTAAAAAATCCTCTAATAGATTTGCGTCATTGAATATCTCAACAAACGCTGTCTTAATACAGGCTAACAACACATTCATGTCGCCTGCTGTAGTACCGAATGAATCGTGGACTGTTGCAAAATTTTGTATCCCATTTTCAGTGGCAATATTTACAGTCCTCATCAACGCACTGCTGTCTAGCGCGTGTATGAAATTCGGTGCAATACCATTAGACATCCGATAGCCGTCCATCTTATCAGTCTCTTCTTTGACTCTAGGTTTGAACACTTCGCCCATCAACATGGTCTTGACTCTTTTAGTTTTCATTTCAGGATAAAATTGTTGGACATAAAAACCAGTAGGTGTTGTCCAATGTATAGGTACATCATCCTTTGCTACGACCTTAGCTATTTTCTGTAGGAATGACATGCCTACTTTAGCACTGGCTAATGATTCAGCCAACGCACTCCATATATACCCAGACAAATAACTTGCGGCAGCCATAGGTGCCTGACTAAATGGGTGTTGCTCACCACGCTCTTGCCGTTTCTTTAAATCTTCTAGGACAAAATCAGAACATGAGTAACGTGTGCTCCCATAGACCGACGTCATGATAGCACGTTTGACAGTGCTACGCTTGATACCATAGGACAACCATTGTTGTGCCATAGGGTTCTCTGTCTCTGCTTGCAACTTCACAATAACAACATCAGCTAATTGCTGGTACACATCGGCAGGTTTATCTGCCGGGACCACATTAACTAAAGCGCCACTGTCTTTATCCCGTAGCAATAATGAATACAACTGTAAACCATTACAGCTACCATCGACAGCTATTGGTAGATGACTGATGAACTCTTCGTCAGTCCCATTGTCCCTGTGCTCAAGCCACGCTGTCCACTCGAAACAAAATGCTAAGAACTGAAAAGGTTTGTCAGCCTCTTCCCACCACCGCGTACCCAAGGGGTCATTAGCACACTGCTTAATTGTCTCAGCATGTTTGTTAACCCAGGCCACACGTTCTTCTAAGTTAACCTTGTCGTAACCAAACATATTAGCACCGTGCATAGCTAAGTAGAAGATACCGTCATTGTCTCGCGTAATGGGTGACCCATCCACAAATTCTAACAGCGCCTTTGACATGGTGTTGCTTTGGTAATTCAAGAAAGCAGGCACACAATACACACGGCCACGGAAATCTAGTTGTAATGGAAAATAAATTTTCTCATGGTGTTGCAACTGTTTGGCCATACCGATAATTTTAGTGTACAAAATAACTTTAGACATATTAGTTTTGTTTAACGTGTGTGCGGTGGCCGCGGCATTACGCCACAACTTCCGCGCCTCTGCATTTGTGTCTATATCATGTGGACGGTTGGGGATGTCGACCAAATTAGGCGTTGGTATTTCACCACGTCCAAGGCCCTCATCCCATATCTGATATGCAACATCCAATACTTTTTTGTTAACGCGAAAAGGTGTGCGTTGCATGTTGTTGACTGCGTTATACACCTCAGGCATGTCTACTGCGCGTAAAGTTTCTTTGAATTTTTTATTCTTTATTTTAACTAAATCCAAATCTGGTAACACACTTGTGATGTACCCACCACCCTCTACTGTTGTCCAATCTTTAGGGGGTGTGATAGTCGGTAGATAATCAGGGTGCAACAACTCCGTATAACTTTCACGTTTAGAAATCCATTCAAGATTTTCTTTGGTGTAGTTCAATACCTTACGTTTCTTTTGACGTACAGTTTCCGTACCTATACCAACTAGGCCCGTGCTTTGTATAAAGATATCAATGAAACGTGTGCCAACTTGTAACTTCTCATTAGTAGTCCACTTAATCCAGTTACCATCGGCGTCACGTATAGCTGACTCACGAAACTTTCTACGTTTGTAATTGTAATTCCAACTACGCTTGTCCAAGTTTGCTTTAACAGTTTGATACAAGTTACGGTTAGCCTCTGCAAAATTACGCAAGGCTACCTCAGTCTCAATCTTCTCACCTAAAGAGATAGCTGTAGCAGTCAGCGCCTTACGTTGCACCATCATGTTTATGATGTGCTTGGCTGTGATAACAGCTATAGTTTCAGGTGGAATATCTTTGGCATAGACAAAAGCCATGTGGGGTTTCCCGTTGACGCCTGACTCATTGAAAAACTTTATGATGTGGTCAGCCATAGGTTGTATTGCGCGGGAGACCATAGACTTACCAGAACTGGTGACGGACGCGTCGTTACGCATGATGTTTGCGTTGCGTCGTTTCTCTGCACGCTTACGACCACTCTCCATCATCTGTTCTTCATGAGTATGCGCAATGCAATACTCCATATTCTCAAATTCATTTGACATAGATTCTCCTCGTATCTTAGATGGGCACCTTAGTCCTTGCCCACCACCATGGTTCCGAAACACCCTTGTCCCACGTAGCCATGTACGCTTTGTCAGCTTTGTAATACTGACGGTAAGCCTCAACAGCACTCTCGTGTTTGTATTTGTCGGGCATACACTGTGGAAAAGGTGTCAGACCTATGTCCTCAAGCTTATCCACAGGCATAGGCAACTCTTCAACAATCTTCCAGGACTTGTGGTCTCCATTGTCATAGCGCCAGATGTATTCGTTGTTTAACCAACGGCAATACTCGTACACGTATTTGTAATTAGATAAAGAGGCGCCACACCACAGACGACACGGGTGGTTTTTATGTGTCGTCTTGTACGGTGTGTCATATCCCAACATGTTAAGCGTACTACACAACAGCTGTGCAGATTCTAATATCATTTTGATAACGTGCTTGTCACAATGATACGTCGCGCTTACCGCAGGGTCCTCATGTAAGATAAACAGATTCATTCGGTACTCTCCTTGTCAAGAAACGCCTCGATAAGATGATAGTGCAATACACATGTATCGAACTTCATCAATCGGTAGCCCTTGCTAATCAAATCTTGTTGTTTAGCTTGGGCTTTCTTGACTGACTCTGGATTGTCTAGTTTCCAGGTAATCTTCTGCTTGTCAACAGGTATTAATTCTTCCTTGGTATACCCGTGATTATATCCTCTCTTCGGCATTGTCATACTCCTCAGGCTCATGCTCATACGTCTCGGCCTCGTAATCTTCGTTCGCCATAATGCTAGCGTCCTTGGGCGAGTGGCCCTCGTCTATATAGAACTCGTACCTGTGTAGTACGAACTCATCTCGATAATCATTCGACATCAGACACCCCCTTAGGGTAAGCCTCAACAGGCTCGTCCCAATCAGGAATCGCGTCTGTTATACCTAACACCTCATCTACGTGTGTCTTTAACCCACTAACTACATAGGCTAGGTCCCAAAAGTTATTAAGGTTTACGTAGTATTGTTTATACAAACGCTCAAACTCCATGTGTGTTGTAGCTATTTGTACGGCGGGCACGTTGGCATGAATTAATCTTGCAAATTGCTCTCTAATTAATTCATTTCTTTTGTCTATCTTCATCATATGTTTTTCTACAATTGCTGACATCTTACTCACTCTCCTTTGTGTAAATTTTATTAGCTATGCCCATAGCCTCACGCTCACGTTTCAGAATGTTCCTAATACGTGTGGACATAAAGTGCGGTGTACCATCCGCGTTCAGTATAATCTTACAACCTCGCGGAATAGCTACCGTTCGTATTCTTCCGTCTTGATAATGAAACTCATAAGGCGTGGTGTCCGTAGGTAGTTTGGACTCACGTTCCTTACGTGCTTTCATCTTGTTAAGTTCCCATTGTATAATCATTAGGCTATCTCCTTGTACTGCTCTTCTAAAGCAGACTGTATAAATTTATTTAGATACTGAGTTAATATTTGATTGACAGTTAACTCTCTGTACGTGTACTCGGCTTTCAATTGGCAATAATAATCTTCATCGTCCCTGGCGTCTTTGAGTAACCCCTCAGTTTCGAACATAGAATCAATTGCCTCTTTTAAATAATGATAGTCATTATAAAACGATGACCTTGTGCCTACTTCTGCCATACCAAGTCTTTTGCACGCGTCGTCCAACCCCTCGTCAAATTGGAATTGATTCTCTGCGTCCCAAATAACTTGATAGTATTCTCTATCGCTGTAAGTGGATGAGACATACCCGCAGAAATCCCCCCAGTAATGCAGAAGTTTATTACAGTCCTCGTATGCAAGCTGGTACTCTCTCAAGGCCGTGTTGTTTCCATCACACGTACAGACTCTCTCTGCGTGGTTGTTAGAATACTTTTCCACTTGGCCATTGAGAAAATCTATAGCTTCTAAATCATCCCCAACTCTATAGGCTACTGTCCTGTATGTGGTGATATCGTAAGGGCCAATGAATTTTTGGCCCCCTAGTCTAGCCCTGACAAACGTGTCCGCAGTCAGGTCTGTGTATCTTTCTAAATATGACATTTAGTTACCCCCCTCGTCTATAATTTTTATAATTTGATTTGTCACGTCAAGAACACCTTCGCAATAGTCAACAGTGCCATCGCCTGATGTATAATCATCACTTTTGGCAATGTCTTCTTTTGCTCGGTCTCTTTCCTCTATGCAATGCTCATAGATTTGTACCAACATGCGGTTAAATCTATAAGAATCTTTAATTGCTAGTCTACTCATTTTTACTCTCTCCTTTCCACATAGTCCCTGTATCCCAGGGGTGTGGAGTATGTCGGTGTACCAGTGGCACACTCAAGTCATAAGTTAGGTGGTCCCTAAGGGATAGTGAGAGACCACCAAACTATATCTTAAACGGGTACCTAAGTACCCCTTAGGTGACCTAGGCATATCCTTGGTCAATGTACATCTCTTCCTCGATTTCTTCCACGTCTGCGTCGCCCTCGTCGTTATATTTTGTAACGTCGTGGACTGTCAATTCAGTCGCTTGGAAACCACAACAAGATGTCTCGCCTGGTAACTCGTCATAAAACGCGTCTTGTGCTAGTTGAGTCATGGCCGTATCGTCGGTGACATCAAAATCGTCATCAACTTCAACCGTAGTCTCAAAATCATACTCAAGCACGTCTTGACCTGTAATAGTTAAACGAACTTCTTTCATGGTTGTCTTTCTCCTTTTCGGCGGATTTATTCTACCTTAGCATGGCCTGTTAAACCGTGTCAAGGATTTTATTTGTTAACTACGTTAAAAGCGTCGTCATTGTCATCAATGCGTGCTTTTATTATGCCCTTAATATCGTCCACATCGTACCCAATAAATCTTTCGCGGTATGAAAACGCGTCATCATCACCATGATATACGCACACTTGTGTAAGTGCGTGGCCAACGTCGATAAACACGTTGTAATTACAATAATCGTATTGGTGTTGTTCTAAAATAGCCATGTTATTCTCTCCTTTTAGGCATATTTATTCTATTAGTCATAACGTGCCTTTCATGATTGATATAGCTAGCCAACACGTAACCGCTATGATACTAAATACTGCTATAATATCTCTATTCATCGTCTTCTCCTTGCCTGGGTACAGGCCCCCAGGCGGGCCATATTGTTTTAATCTAAAGCGGGTAACATCTCTAATTCAGACGCCCCTTTACGTAATAACGCACGTTTAACGCATACTTTATCAACGTAAAATCGATACTCTCTATCGCCATTGTCATATTTACGATGTGTCACGCAATGTTGCACAAAATCGTGCGAATTGCTCCCGCTTGTCCCCACAACAACGGACACGTCGCCCGTTTCTTTAACTCCGTAAGATTTGCCCCCTTTATAGGCGCATGAATTAATTGTGTTCCAAATTGGATAACTTCTACTCATTTCTTTCTCCTTGCCTGGGTATAAGCCCCCAGGCGGGCTGTATTGTTTTAATCGTTTTGTTGCTTATACCATTCTTTAACTATGGTTTTAAGCTTACGATTCTTTGTTTTTAATTGACTAACTTTTTGATTAAGTTTTGCCACGAGTACGTCAACGCGTGCGTTGTTTGGCTCGTCAAACTTAGTCATTAAGCTGTCGGATATCTTTTGTTGAAACGCTTTAATTAAATAAGCATTTTCGGCGATATCTTCCTCGTAGATTTGAATATCTAAATCGTCCATAACTTTCTCCTTTTAGGCGAATTTTACTATCCTAATAGGCCCACACATGCGGGCCTTTCATCGTCTCTACGAATCATCAGTTAGGCTACTTTTTTGTTTTCTGCTTTCTCTTTTTTGTAGATTTTATTGAATTTTTTAGTACGGCTTTTTACTATCCAATTCATGAACGTGTCCACCCTGTGCGGGTCAAAATCAACGAGCATTGGGTAACCATTATCGGCCCAATCAAGCCACTTATCAAGGTAATAGGCTAAAGTAACGTTTTTCTCTGCACCAAAATCGTCATTGATGATTATAGTGCGCACGTCCGTGACGTCCGCGTTGTTGTATTTTGGGTGTCTTGTCTCGTAAGTCAATAACTCTTTGCCGTGTTTTTCTTGTATGCCTGAGAACCTAACTTTATTTAATTTATCTTGCTTAACTTTTGATATTTTACTCATAATGTCGTTTCCTCGGATATTTAACCCTTTGGGTGATTAATCCTGTATTCTTGTTACTGTTTCATGGTGCCTGGTATTAACATTTTTGAAAACGTCAACATGTTGGCCGTCCGCGTCTCTACGTGTGTACATGTACATGTAGTTGTTCGCGTCCTCTATGGACATCAAACCGCGTCCTATAGCGTTGTTAAACGCCTCGTGGCTTTGTCTTGTGGATATAATTTCCATGTCTTTCTCCTTGTGCTATTTTCTGCGTTTCCGCGTCGTCAGTGAGCGCGCACACGCTCAGAATAACGTTAGAAAAAATTAATGTTATGAAGTCAAGATGTGTTGT